GTTCCGAGAGAACTTTGCGCAAATATCACAGCCAAAAGAAGTACTATTTTGATACCAAATCTATTCATTATCAAATCAGTGTTATAATATTTTCTATTTCCAACGACCAATTGCTATCCAAAAGAATTTCCAAACACTGGGCAATACAGTATTGCCATTTGTATATGTTACACCACCTTTGAAATAAGCAGTAGTTTTAGTGTTGACATAAGGGCACAAAACTACGGACTCAGCAATATTTCCATATTCTGCGCACATTGACATTGAATAACTGGTGTCTTTAAAAGCCGTAGGAAAATAAAAATTAGTAGCGGATGAATACCCACCGCTATATCCCCATTGAATTATTAGCCCATCAGGTAACTTATAGTACCCGTTTTGGGACAGGCTTTTTGTCGTAACATTGGAAAAATCTTTCAATGCTGCATTTGTCCCGAGAGAACTTTGGTTAATATAGCAAGTGTATCTCTCCTCTTCTAATATTACTCATTAAAAATCATTGTATCATATTTTATTTCACGACAACGCCTTCAATGTCGTATTTAATGTATCACATTATTATTGATTCGTTTATCTGTTCCTTACTTTTACGCCTATTATTCTAATATATTTCTATTTGACATTTATATTTTAGGATATAATTCTAAAGGTAATATGATTTTATATAGTGACGATAAGGAAATAAAAATCGAAGTAAAGGATGAAAGTTACTCTTATGAAGCTGTCATGGGAGAAGATACACTTACTTTGTATTTTTCCTATCCCGGATATCTTGAAATTCCGGTCGGTTCTTGGTGTGATTTCTACGGGAAACGATACTTCTTAAAAAAGGATTCAAATTTAAAGAAGAATGGTGAACGTAACTTCGAGTACACGTTGATTCTCGAAACCGGTAGAGCAGATGCAGCGATGTGGAAAGTACGGCATACTGTTGATAATAGCATCAAATTCTCATATACAGCAAAAGCACATGAGCATCTCCGCTTACTAGTTGAAAATCTGAATCGTCGTGGTACCGGTTGGAAAGTCGGTGATTGCATCGAAGGAACAGAGAAAGTAATCAATTACAGTCATACCTATATCCTTGACGCTCTCAATCAGTTGGCAGAGTTGTACGAGACAGAATGGCAGATCACTGAAGAAACTGTAGATGGAAAGCAGATAAAAACAGTTCATCTACGTAAAGTTGAATACAACAAGGATAATCCTTTGAAGTTGTCTTACGGGAAAGGCCATGGGTTCAAAGTTGGCGTAGGTCGGGAATCTGGCGACATTCCTCCTGAAATAATCCTCGTGGAGACCACGGACCGCAATATTGACTATTCAACATACGGAGCTAAGAATTTATTGCTTCCTAAGTCTAAAACTCTAGTTTACGAAGGCCGTACATATAAGACAGACGCAGACGGAACTTGTGTTATGCGTGTAGATAAAGAGCTTACTACCGCTAAGGAAGATAGCTTGGATTGTACTGAAATCTATCCCTCGCGTGTCGGTACCGTCAGTGTCGTTTTTGAAGTCAATAAGGAGAATAATTTCTATGATTTTGTAGACGAAGATATCCCAAAAGAGTTGAATTTTGAAGATTGTCTCATAGCAGGTGAAAACATGACTGTTATCTTCCAAACCGGTATGCTCACCGGGAAAGAGTTCGAGGTGAAGTATATTCATGAGGAAAAGGATAAGAAAGCGGGACGTCGCTTTGAAATTGTTCCGCAGGAAATCGACGGCATTACTATGCCTGAACCGGAAGTCTGGCGACCTAAAGCTGGTGATACATACGCAGTGTTCGGAATTCAGTTACCGAATGCTTATATCTGCAACGATACAACGCAGACCGGTGCCAGCTGGGAAGTATTCAAAGAAGCTGCCAAATACCTGTACGAGCATGAAGATAGGAAGTTCACATTTACCGGCACGCTCGATGGAATTTGGGCTAAAAAACGCTGGTTGCAGATTGGTGGTAAAATTAAACTAGGCGGTTACGTAGACTTTTCCGACACACAATTTCATCCAGAAGGTTCCCTTATCCGGATGATCGGAATCAAACGTTTTGTGAATAATCCGTATTCTCCCGAAATTGAACTTTCTAACGAACCGGTAAGCACATCTGTTTCAAGTGATCTGAATAAGATTGAGACAAACGAGGTAACGGTCGATAGTAAATACAAAGATGCTTTGCAGTTTACTAAGAGACGGTTCCGGGACGCAAAGGAAACGATGTCGATGCTGGAAGATGCATTGTTGAATTTCTCTGGATCTGTCAATCCGATAACTGTTTCAACTATGCAACTGCTTGTAGGTGATGAAAGTTTGCAGTTCCGGTTTGTGAACTCAAAAACAAATCCGGCACAAGTATCTCACAATATTACTTATAATGCCAGCACAAGAATACTGAATGCTCCAGCAGGAATCATCCAGCATTTGACACTCGGTATTAATACTCTTTCTTCTTCTCACAAGGCAAATGAATATAAATACTGGGATTTAGTTGAATACAATTCTCCAGCACTCATTGACCCTGCAAAGAAGTTTTATCTATATGCTAAATGTAGCAATGAGAATCAAACTGGTACGTTTCTTCTAAACGAAACAGCTATTAAGATGGAGGGCATAGCAGGATATTATCACTTCCTAGTCGGTGTCCTCAACAGCGAGTATGAAGGTGATCGCAGTTTTGTTGAACTGTATGGATTTACGGAGATTCTGCCGGGACGGATAACTACTGAACAGATAATTTCCCCGGATGGGGAGACGTATTTCAATTTGGTAAAAGGTGAAATAGGCGGAAATATTCAAATTAAAACCGGATCGTCCGGATTGGAAAATCTGTCTGAATGGGAAGCAGCTCACAAAGAAATTGAAGATGCTGGTAAAGCAGCAGAACAGGCCAATAATGCAGTAGAAGGGCTTCATGGTTATGTAGATGGAGTATTTGCCGATGGTATTATTACGGAGGCCGAAGCGAAAGCTATTGAAAAGTATATCAATACGATTAATAATGCAAAGGCGGCGATTGAAGCTACCTATAACAAGCTATACACTAATGTGTATTTATCCGGGTCTGCCAAAACGGGTTTATTAAATGCTAAAGTTACCCTTATGGGGTGTATTTCAGACCTGATAAATGCAATTAATACAGCTATTGACGATGGACTTACAACACCGGAAGAGAAACAAAACGTTGATGCCAATTTTGCCTATTTCAATAGTGCCTATGCTGACTTTAATACAGCCGTAGAATCTGCAAATAGAGCTATTCAGGATAAGTTAAAGGAGTTCTCGGATGCTGCTATGAAAGAAGCATTGCAAGCCTTACAAGACGCAGAAGATGCCGGCAAAGCAGCGGAACAGGCAAACAGCGCAGTTAGTGGTTTGCACGACTATGTGGACGGAGCATTTGCTGACGGCATTATCACAGAAGCAGAGGCTTTAGCCATTGAGAAGTATCTAAATACAGTCAAAAATACAAGGGCAGCCGTCGAAGCTACCTATAACAAACTGTACGCAAATTCATACCTAGAAGGTGAAGCGAAAACAGGTTTGCTGAATGCCAAAATATCCCTATTTGGCGCTATTGACAATCTTATTGCTGCAATTAATGTAGCTATCAATGACGGGCAGACAACCGTTGAGGAGAAGAGGAATGTAGATGATAAGTTTGCCCTGTTTAATTCTTCCTTGGCTAGTTTCAATACAGCGGTTGAAGTTGCGAATAAAGCTATTCAGGATAAATTGAAAGACTATTCAGATCAGTGCTTCGCTGAATTGAAAGTTCTCAATACTCAAATCTCCGCACAGGTGACGCGGGTCGATAGCTTAACGCAGAGGATAGATACTGCTGGATGGATTACCACGGCCGATGGAAATAAAATTTATGCTTCTAAAGAGCTGGAAAATGGCAATACGCTTATATCTTATATCAACCAGGCGGCAGGTGAAACGACTATTCACTCTTCAAAGATTAACCTAGAAGGTGCTGTTACAATCACCGCACTACATAGTGACCTGCAGACAGTGATTAACTCCAAGATTGACAGGGACGGATTAGGTAAGTTGGCATTTGAGGATGCGGTTGAATATGCGAAATTAGGCACTACCATTGTGGTAGGCGGTTACCTAAATACTGAATTGATAAAAGTCCGTAGAATTGATGCAGATTCCGGTTTCATAGGTGGTTTTACCATCGAGGGTGGTCGTCTTGTGTGGACACGTTCTGATTATTTCGGAGGGACATCAAGAAGTTTAAAGCTTGGTTCAGGAACTGCAAAGGAAGGTGTTATTAATGTGACTTTTAATGCTGCAACTGATGGTAAATTTGGAGTTTGTGCAGTAGGAGCAACAGCTGGAGGAAGTGCGGCCATCTATGGTTCTTCTAAATCAAATCCTACATATCCGAGCAATTACATTTATGCTGGATATTTTGATGGGAATGTAGAAGTATTAGGTGATGTTTCTGCAAACGGATTTTACCCAAGGGATGGTAATGGTAATTCATTATCTGTATTGTCCGATGTATGGATTACTAATCTGGACTCTCCAGGAAAGATCTACAAGCAAAAAATACGTATAATAAAAGGTATGGTAGTAGAAATGACAAATACATAAAATTGTAATGAAAGTAAATTTAAACAGAAACTTGCTTGACTTTAGAGGTCGGGAGTTTATTGAATTAGTGAATGGGAAAGAAAGTAAGAAATCTGTCCGTGATTTGGTTGCAGAGGCATTATTTGCAGCTGGTTCTAATCCACAGAAGAATATGGAAACTTCCAAGAAGTTACGAGCATATAAAATGCTACAACAGATTATTAGCAATCGTGGAGTACTTGATATTGAGACAGAAGATGCTGCTCTTTTAAAAGAGATTTGTGGAGAATATCTCACTGCAGGTACATACGGACAAATTTATGATTTAATAGAAGGAGGAAACAAAGAATGAACATTACAGCAACTAACAGCACCGCTTCAACTAAGGTTACGGATGCTATCATGGTTAAATACAGAATGTCAACTCGTGGTACAGAAGCGGTAAAAGATATTACTGCCGAGATTGTCAAGGATGAAACGGTAGCCGGATTCTTCAATGCATCACGAAATGGAGTAACCGGCTTCTCGCTGCATGAGGATCATGGGCTAACCTCTGGCGAAGTGAAACAAGTGTTTCAGACAGCTATCGATGATTGTAGCGAAGTCTTTAAATAAAGTATTAATATTTTAGATAAATGATTATGGATTATTTCAAAAACTTACTTATTGGATTGATTACCGGTATAGCTGCTTATCTTAATCCCATCTCTGGAGAGATCAAAAGCCTTATTGCAGTATTTGCTCTTAATTTCATCTGTGGGCTGCTTACTGCGCTACTTATCAATCATGAAAGCTTTTCTTTCAAAAAAGCTTGGAGATGTATTGTAGAAGCAACTATTTTCTTTGCCTTGGTTAGTTGCATCTACTTTATTGGTGAACACAAAGGTAATCCGGAAGGTGCGCTACAATGCGTCTCATTTATTACGTACAGCGTATTCTATTTTTACGGGGTAAATATTCTAAGGAATATCAAAGAGATTTTACCTAACTCTAGCAATGGCTATAAGGTAGTAGCTTTCTTGCACTATGTACTAAGTGTCGAGTTTATAA